GGGTCCTAGGAGGGGGAGACGCATCTCCCCCCAGGAAAATGGCATTGCCATTGAAAAGGGGACCCAGCCGCAGGACCCCCCCTTTCGGGGTATATTTCTGGCCGGGTTGGTTGTACACACGGTCGCCTTTGCTGCGACGGCTTCGTAGCCTCCTGATTCCCCCACTTCCTCAACATCCACCGGAGGGCATGGTAGGAGTCCGACAGCCGGTAGAGGCGCGGGACTAACGGTGTGTACGGCGACACCCCATAAGAGGGGGATACTTTATGAAGACTGAAGCTCGCTAGGCGCCAGCCTAAAGCAACCCGTAACAATGACGGTATTGCTGGGGGCGTTAGCACCCTTGGTAGACACGAGTCCGTCGATGGCCAAAATGGTCTCGGCTTCTTCAGTGTTACCAAAGAACCAGTTGTTCTGGCCCACCCTAGGGGTGAGCCGAACGGTCCTAGGGACTGTGCCCATCAACTGTACCCCGGTGGCATGGACAGAGTCTGTGTCGCCCGGGTTATACAGGCGCGCGTTATACATCAGGGGGGCTGCTGACACCCCCTGGATTGTAAACGCGACAACCTGGAATGCACGGTCCCCCATCCCCTTGAGGGTCGGGAAACTCTGCCTCTGAAAAGAGGTAGTAGCGCGCTCCGTCAAGGTGACGTAGCACGTATCGTACACCAGTGATGTGGCAGCAGCCCGGGAGCCCGCCCGACGATTAGATCGCCTGGAACGCTTAGGAGCCATCAGGAGTATTCCTCGTGAGACTAGTTCAATTGCTGTTGCGCCACTTGCAGATGGACGTCTTACACTCGTTGCTAGCGTTGGAATACCC